TGTGGTAGTCATACTACCATTTGCAATTGTTAATTGCCCTCTTGATACTGTCCTTCCAATTAAATCATCATCATATCCAAAAGGTTTATAATTTACAGTGTTATCTGCTATTGTCCACATTGTTGGAATAGCATTATCTCCAGTTCCTGTTGATAAGTAACCGACAGAATTTTGTATTAAGTTAGAACCAGATGTTAATTGAAAGATATTAGATAAACTAGTCAGACGTTCATCGTTATTAGTGATTTGGACTTGTAAATCACTTCTCATATCGTTCATTTCTTCATCGATTGTCTTAGAACTTGTACTAAATTTTAATTCATCAGCGCTTATTTCAATAGCATATATTTCTGTTCTTCTATAATAAGTGTCAGTTGTAAATTCTGGTGCTTCTTCAGCTACAACTGGTGTATAAGCCTCTAATTCAGCGTTGTATATATAATAACTTGAGTAATCGTCTGCCCAATCCTCGGGTTCTTCAGCTAATAAATCGTATGTTTCTGATTTCTTATAGTATTTTATAAAACTATTAGAATCTCCGAGATTTAATTCGCCCATAGAATTCATATATAAACCTTGTGTCTGGTTATCTATAGCGTTTTTCATCTTAGAATAAATAGCGTCATCTGTTATATGAAAACCACCAATAGTTGCTCCAAAAGCTACTAAATCTGAAACATTAATTTTAGTTGCTGTTATTGTTTTAGCAGTAATAACACTACCATTCAAACTGTTATATTGTGTTTGTTCATCTTCAACTGCTACACCTAGGTTATTTAATTTATAATATAAACCATCTTCACCTAACACAACTAATTTATCAGCAACAATTGTATTACCTTGGATTAAATCACCTTTAATTGTTACTCCAACTAATTCTCCAGTTATTGCTCCCTCTTCTACAACCAAGTCTTTAATTATACCAGAATCAGCAAATAACTTTTCAACCGCTGCCATATCAATATTAGCAAAATCTATCTGCGCATATCTGATATCGGCGTTGGTTGCAGTAAGATATTTTGCGTCTAGAGTGTTAGTAGTAAGATCATCAACGACAATTGCACTTAAACCCGTTAACTTTCCATTCTCGATTTTGAAGCCTGAATTTAAAATCTGAATATTTGAATTGTTTATTGCTATATCATTACCTTGCGCACTGACAGTATTGTCTATTAATGTAATTTTATTACCTTGAGATGTAATATTATCTTCAGCGGTTTGTATTCTAGAACCATAAGCTTCAAGAGTATTATTCGCCAATATTATTTGATTACCTTGTGATTTAATGGTATCATCCATCGTGCTAATAGTTGTGTTTTGAGCATTAATTGTTGTATTCAGACTTGTTATTTGGTCACCCTGTGATTTTATATCACTTGAGTTTATTTCAATATTTGTCTTATTAGCTTCAATAGCAGAATCATGAGCTTTAATAGCTGCTTCTTGTAAATCGACAATTGATTTGTACTGATTTACTGTTGATTCTACAGTATTAAGCGTTGAATCTATAACAGTAATAGTTGAACCTTGTTCCGTTATTGTATTATTAATTTGTTTAATCGTGTTTCCGTGTTCATCAACAGTATCAGCAAGTGTTGATACCGATGTGCTACTAGCCGAAGGATTACTAATATTACCTGTTATAGTTGCTATATGATTTTTTATCTCAACTTTTACTTGCTCACCATTCTTAGCTTCAACAGTTGATTTAACAGGAGTCCATATTTCAGACCCATCTATTTGAACGTACTCAGTATCACCTATCTTCTTATATGTTCCTTTTACGCTCTCTGTTTTATTAGTATCTTTTTTGTCATTTGATAATTTTGCAAATTGATTAACTAAATTTTCTGATAGAGCCATATGTTCTCCTTTCTATTCTTCCCATAATTTTCTTGTAAACACTGCTGTTTCACTTACTTCACATCCAGTAGAGCATCTAATGCTTTGGGAAGTAACTTTTGCTTTAACATTATTTAGACCTGCTTTTGAATAATTTAGACGTACACAATCACCAACTCTAACAGGACAGTAACCGTGTGAATATGATACTGAATATTCCACAGAAGATAATTGCTTTAACAAATTCTTAGCATATTCTTCTACCATACTCTGGGTTGGGTAGGCTGGCAAATTTGGTTCCGTTTCTCTATATATTATTTCTCTACCTCTTTGTTGTATTGATGTTGGACTATCAGAATCATTGTTTTCTGCTCTATAATATCTAATGGTACTTCCAGCATCAGCATATACTTCTACAACATTTGGTACATTATATAAATCATGAGTGATATCAATATCTGGATATAATATTGAACTATTATCATCATTATAAGTATATATAGATGTTAATTCATCAGCTGTTTTACTAGGCATAAATAATATCTTTCCTTCTTCATCAAGATAAAAAGTATAATTAGCCTGTTTTATTAAATCTGTAATATATGTTAACCAAGTATCATCAGTACTAGCAACAAAATTATCTTTTAAAGTTATATCGCTTTCTGTTTCAACTACTGGCGCACGACAATTTTCTCTAACTAATCTATAAGCCTCTTCCATTATATTGTCTTCTTTTAATAAAGCATAACCTAATGGTACTGGTTTTTCTTTTAGTTCTAATAATGGTGTATAAGCATCCATAGACACATTTCTTTGTTTTCCATCAAAACTTGATGAAGGTGTTTGAACAAGATATGTGCCTAAACAACGCTTTTCTTTCTCTCCATTTTGAACTGCTATAAGATAGATTCTTATATAGCATTCTCCTAATCTGTCAGCAATATTAATAGTAGCAGAACCGAGTGTTTCAGCACTGCTATCGTATTTAATATTGCATGATTTTATGTTATCTATTAATTTTATATCTTTCCAAGTGTTAGGATCTACTTCATAATATTCAAATGTTTGTGACATAGATTCACTCCAGTCAATCATATTACATTCCTCCTTCCACTCTTGTTATGTTAAATGACACAGGTATCGTAACTTCTCCGTGATTTTTATTATAGTTTACTGTTATAGAAGCCCAATATCCTATCCCTGATGGATCTCTTACATAAACGTTATCAGTCCATGCTGCTAAACGTCTAATTCCGTATAATGTTTCAACATCATCTGCCGGTATTTCCATATTCCAACTAAATTGTTCACCTAATTGTGTTCCATAATAACTTACAGGATGTTGTCGCCCTACATATTCAACAAGCGACACATCAATACCATTACTTACGGAAATGTCAATATTATACGGTAACTTTAACATCGAGCCAGACCATGCTGGTTCAACTTCTTCATCTCCAGTAGAGTCTGTGATAAAACTATTCCATTTTTCAGCCCACTGTATTACAGCAGATGTAACACCAACTTTAACACTATCTATATCTCTATAACTTATAGCGCCAGTATCTGATGTTCTAGCTACAACTCTATATCTAGCATAATCTAAAGCTGGATGTGGATCTGTTACATATAAATCTTCCACATTTTCGATATCATCGGCTATTTGTGTAAATGAACCATCGTATTCTTTTCTATATACAGAGAGAGTGCAATTAGCCGTATATTCAGTTTGTATTTCACTTCTTGAATAATATGTGTCAGCAGTCCAAGTGGGTGCTGTTTCATCTGTCACTGGCATATACACATCATTTAATTTTGTATAGTAATTAGTCCAATTTGTAGACCAATCTGATGGTTCTTCTGTTGTTAACGTATATTCATAGTTATTCTCTAAACAATATGGATGAATTGTTGCTTCTAATGTTTCATAATTTATTACTACGTCAGCATCAATATCATAATAAGTATCGCTTACATATGCTTTATATGTAGCAGTAGCTTCAGCTGTTAAACCAGAATTCATAGAAACAGTAGCTGTTACTGTATAATCTATATTATTCTCTAAATCAATTAATCCAGGAGTCATTTCAGCTTTTAATTCCCAAGAATCTGAATCTGGATCAAAATATTTTTGATATACTTTATCACCAATGTTTATAGTTTTCACATTACCGTAGTCATCTATAGTCTCATATCCTTCATTTGCTACAACTTCTATATAATAGCTTATAGGTGTTTGCGAATATGGTGAAGCTGATAAATCAAAGTAAAATGGAAATTCATTTATTTCTGAAACAGAAGTACCCTCCTTATTTTGTACATCTAAGACTAATTCAGGCTTTGTATATACATTAACTTTTCTAACTATCGAATAATCACTATATTCAGATGCTATACCAGCTGTCTGAACTTTCCATTCTATAGAATATCCTTCAGACAATAATGACCATTGTGAATCACTAGTATTAATAGTATAAACAAATGTGTTACTCGTATCTGAAGCCTCGTGACTATTTGGTACTGTTATAGTTTTTGTTATTGGGGAGGCAGATGGATCACTACTGTCAGTTAATGTAAAATGTAATCTAGCATAAGTCTCTCTAGAACCATCTGTCGCATTATGTGTCCAATATAAGTTAAGGTTTTCACCTACAATAGCAGATATAGTATTACTCCACGTTGTTGGTTGAGCAGGTTTTGTTCCAAAAGATAAAGACTTTATAGGAGTCCAACCTACAGATTGACCTTTATCATTTATTGAAGCTACCCTAAAATAATATTGATGTCCAACTTCTATTCCGGTTATCAAATATTTCGGTCCTTGTCCATCTTCTGTCTCTACTCTAGTTACATTTCCAGATGTATCAAAGTAAGCAGGATTTGTTGTATATTCAATAACATAATGTGAAGCGGTGTTCTCGTTTGACCACTCAATGTAAACATTATATTGAGTCTCCTGTTGATCCATTATTGATTTCGGATATAATTGTGTAATTTGTTTTGGTGCATTTGGAACAGACTGATCACTATTTGAGAACTCTGTCCAACCACCATATATATTTCCTCTCTTAGCTCGGCATCTTGCTTTATATGTTTGTCCAGCATCAACTGTTTGTTCATATTTAGCAAAATGAGTATCAGTATTAATTGACACCGTTGCTGTTTTGTATTTTGTCGTATCATTTTTATATATTGCAATCTCTATTTGATTGCCATTTATATCTTTATCTATATTTTCAATTGTTATAGTAACTTTATTTTTACTATCGATAGATAAGGATGGTGTTGGCGGCAATTTTGGAGGATTATTCTTAAAGTAATAATCCTTTATTGCCCATTTTGTATTATCTTGAAAATTTTTCTCATTATTAATATTTCCGTCGCACTCATCTTTTACTGGTCTTATACTAATTCTAGCACCGGCGTCTAGATCATCAAAAGATTGTCTTGAATTTGGTGTGATGTTAGAAGCGTCATATGAACTTTGTTCAGATACTATGGTTTTTCTATTGTTTGAGTCCCATGCTTCCCATCTTACCCAATACTTATTTGGACTTTTACTCCACGACCAAAAGCATTCCATATCACGTTCTGTTCCAGCACGTAAAGCATACCAATCTATGTTAACAGCAGATGTTGTAGGCTTTGCCGCTGGTTCAGCGGAAGTAGAAGATGAGCCTGGTGTTATTCCTGGTAATATTAATAATTGTTTTGGATAGATGATAGGATTACCACTTGTTGCCAAACCATTAGCTTTGGCTATTTCTGTCCATCTATATGGATTCTTATAAACTGATTTAGCAATGTTCCAAAGACAGTCACCTTTTACGACACGCCATTTATTATTTTCTAAACCCATCTTTTACATCCTCCTTTCTATTTGTGTAGCTTTTATTAATGTTCTTATTGCGTCAGATACATCACCCTCGTCATTATATGTTATGCCATTTACATTATATGTATTGCCTGTATTACCACTTAACGATTTAGATAAACTATCTATTGCTGATACAACGTCATTATTTCCTCTATTTTGAAGCTGCCTATTTATGCTTGTTGATATTGATGATAAGTTTGAAGATAAACCAATATTGCTTCCGATGTTAAGCATTGAATTTATAGATTTTGCTCCAGATTCGACATCACTTAAATCTAGAACGGGTCTTATTGTTGGTTGTGCGTCCACATCTGAATTTATTATGTCTGATATTCTTGATATAACATTTGTAAATTCGTTTGTTGTGCCATTTCCTAATTCATAGACATTATCATATAAATTATCAGCATATTTATTTACGCCATTAATAAATCCTTGAACAAAATATTTACCTGTTTGGAATGTTAATTTAGATGGTGAATGTTCATCAGTACCTGCTTTAACGCCTTTCACTGCTCTAAGACCTAAATTATATGCCGCAGTATAAGCTTTGTTTTCATTATTGATTGCATTTACAAATCCTTGAACAAAATTTGAACCAGCTTCATAGAATTTGGTTGTTGTTTCACCATTATTATCTAAGCCATTTATAGCTGAAGTAGATATTTCAGTAAATCTTGTTTGAACAGCAGATTTACGTTCCTCGTTAACAGCATCCTTTGCAGAATCTATAAACGCACTAACAGAATTAATAGCTTTATTCTTAGAATCCTCACTCGACATATTATCGCTGAATGCTGATACTCCACTTTCACTAAGCTTCTTTAATGAATCAGCAAAAGCTTCAACTTTACTTCCATCTATTTCATTTACACTTGTCGCTACTTCTTCGAATTTCTTTATCTTATTTATGTTTCCTTCTAATGCGTCGTTGTCTATTCCATTTAAACTATTAGATGCTTCGTTTAATTTATTACAAAATGAAATTAGAGAACCTCCAAAACTTTCTAATGCTGTCCCTTTATCACCTAAGTTGACATCTTCAATAGTATTAAAACTAGTAAATACTTCTATAATATTGCCAATTTTTTCGGTTATTGCTTCTATTGTTTCAACTGTTAAATCTTTAAAACTTTCAAAAAGTTCTTTCATTTTATGACTTACTGATATCATACTACCAGTAGCAGATTCTAATTGTTTACCCTTTTCTTCAATGTTTACATCTTTTAAACTAGATAAACCATATAAAAATTGTATAAATGATGTCATGGCGTTTATACCAAATTCATCCAAAACATTATCTTGTTTTAATTCCCAAACAGCGCCTCTAAATGATTTAGCTATTTCGCCTAATTTAGCTGCAAATTTTACTAACTGTTCAGCTTTATTATCACCCCACTTAGAATCAGGCATACTATTTGCTGCTTCAATTATACTCTTTAAAGCATTTATAAATTTATTAGCCAATTCAATAGAACTATCATTTACTAAAGTTACTCCATTGTCTTCTACTTTTGTTAGCTCGTATATCATTCCTCTAAAAGATTCTGCAATTCCGCCTAGATCTCCAGCAAAACCTGCTAAATCTTTTGTACCGGCTATCTTCTGTTTCCAACCATCAGTTGCTGGTACTGCATTAGCGACATCAGCTATTGCCTTCATAGCATTTGTAAACGAATCTACTTTAGTTAATTGTTTGTCGTCAATATCTTTAATACCGTTTATGAAACCTTTAATGCCTTCAGCTAGTTCTGGCATAGCATCAGCAAAACCTTCTAAATCAGTTTCGCCATTAATAGCTTGCATCATGCCGCCAATCTTAGGTATACTTTCTGATGCTTCAGCTATTGTTTTTAAAGCTTCGCATGCCGTGCTAATAACATTTAAATCGATGCCTTCTTCTAATGATGATATTTCTGTTATAAAAGTTTTTATACCTGTTCCAAATTTTCCAATATTATTAGCAAAAGCTTCATAATTGATTTCACCTTTAAGCCAACCAGCAATAGCATCTAAAAATCCAGCGGCGGTAAACGATAATACTGCATCGGCAAGATTTTTAGCACCTTCTAAAGCTTTTGGATCAACGCCGGCTACCGTATTTATAAACCCAGATGCATTATTGGCAAAATCTGATAGTCTTGTCCCTAATTCAGCAAAGGTTTTGCCCAAAGATATAATATCAAGTATATTATTTATAAATTTAGCAGCTGTTAATTTAAGAATAGTTTCTGTTAATATATCCATTCCATTTATCATATTACTATTTATAGAGCCCATTGTTGTAAGGAATGGCGAAAGATTATTTGCAAAGTTAGAAAGCCTTGTTCCTATATCTTCTATACCTGCTGTTGCACCAGATAGAAATCCACCAATTAAATTACCTAAAACTGTTCCGATACTTTTTGCAATTTTCTCTAATATTGGCAATCCTTTATCTAAGAATTCTTCTAACTTCGGAAATTTATCCATTAATGCACCAACCGCTGTTGCAAATACACCAATAATACCTATTAAACGTATTAGACCTTTTAAAGCAATGTCTGCTACTAATGCTAGTGGTGCGACAATGCTAATTTGAAATAGCACATCTGCTAACGTCTTCATGAAAGAACCAAGAACCTCAGCATTTTTTTCTGCTGTTTCCATTCCGTCCATACTTTTTAATACACCAATGCAATCCTGAGCTAAACCTATCACGTCAGCCATACCAGCTAAGCCAGTAG